GAGAGAGATACGACTGGTAGTGATTCATTTGTAGTAATAGCATTCGAACCAGTCTCAATACCCCCACTCATCTTGATATATTTGTTTTGGTCTGAGGAGACGATAAGACCTTCTAGTTCTCCAGCTTGACTGAAAGGAACGTTCTTAATGAAAGTTCTATGTTGACCGGTAAAATTCATTGATGTCTGGCTCGCGTCGTCGCTAATATACGCAGCTGCGTTCTCTACTCCATTTCTCACGACTATAAAATATAGATCATTATCGGTGGAAGTGAGAGTCTGATGTTGGGCACCTATCCACCAACCATAATCTTCAGTTGCGGTTCCCTCGAATGTTGAATGTATAAATAAATTTTTCCTTCCGTAGTGCGGATTGCCCTGGTCCTCGGAAGTACCATAATCCTTACCCGCAGTACCAATTTTAAGAACACCTCCACATGATAGCCCCCCCATAACGTCTAGGACGGCCCTAGGCTCCGAGGTCCCGATGCCGACCCTCCCAGCCTTTAGGGTCACCACGTCTGGGCTGACCCCAAAGTACTCCTTCTGGTAGGAGTAGAGCTCCCAGATCTCATCCGCTGTGAGGGGCCGGTTGTAAAGACGGAAGTTGGCGATGGAGCCGTTGAAATGCTGAGCCCCCGCAAGGTTTGATCCTATTTTGAAATTAGTGGTACTCGTTAAATTTAAACTCGAATACGAATCACGGCCATTACGTTCACCGTCCACAAATACAGTTCTATAATTACCATCATACGTTCCAGTGATGTGCACCCATTTGCCTATCTTTGCGATGGTTCCGGTTTCCAAATTGTTACCGTGTGTGAGATGAGTTATAATTCCATTGTTCAAAAATAAACCCATTGAATTATTAGTAGTAGCAGCACCAATACCAAATATACCAATATAACCCGTTGGATGTGAATCCGGCTTTATCCACGTGGAAAAGGTATACACTTGGTTACCTGTAAATGAGGCTGAAACGCTTGCATCGATATAATCATCCACCCCATCGAAGGTGAAGGCTTTGTAGGTGGAATCAAAACCAACCCCACCTGAGGGGGTTCCGGTGAACCCATTTACAGACTTGTCTGCCACAGTGGCGGGCATGGAGGTGTAGTCCTGACCGTCGTAGTAGACCTCCAACCAATCCGTATTAGGGACATTGGGGGTGGTGTGGAGGACCACGTCTGTGCCATGTGCCTCGGGGTCGTATTCGGGGAGGCCGAAGTATTCGAGTTCAAGTATACGGAAATAATTATTTTGACCAGAAATTTTTGTAACGACTAATGCGATATATTCATAAAATCCTACAGCATTTACATCGAATACATTTTCAAATGTTGTTGTTTGGTTGGTTACAGTGAGAAGTTGTGTCCAGTTCAAATTATCATTAGAACCATACACACGGAAATCTTCTACAATGCGAGTACTATCATTGGTTTTATTATAAATTCTCATATAATCTAACTGAATCCTTTCTGGTATTCGAAGTTTAATCCATTCACCATTTACAGCTCCTGTACCCAGATTCTCTGATCCGGCGTATGTGTTATCAGTGCCTCCATAATTCGCACTTGTGGCACACGTCCATGTGTTGTGTACCGATGTCGTTGAAATATCGGTAGACATTTCAAACGCCTTCCACCCGAAGAGGGATTGATCAGTTCTAAAACTACTTACCGTTACCATATACCCACCAATCGAAGCCGAAGTCATAGCCACCCTCGGGTACTTGATGAGCTTCTTGGAGCGGCGGTACTCCATGACGACGTTGGAGTTTGAGGTGATTTGGGCTACGTTTGCGACCTGGGTGTGATTGAGGACGCCCTTAACGTCTACGTTCGAGGAGGCCACTAGGGAGGTCGTGGGGTTGGTGAACTGCACCGTTTGGGTGGTGGTGTTCCCGACATTGGAGACGGAGGCCAGGTCGTAGGAGGGGATCAACTCGACCACCCCCAACTTTATGCCCTCCGCGTGGACGTTCCCTGAAACCCTGAGGGAAGCATTTGGAATTTCCAGAAAACCCTGATTGCCTTGGAAGGACATTTAATATAGGGTAAGAAATGATTTACACGTTATTAAATGTGGGGGAGGGGACAAGTCCTATGGACTTGGCTGGACGGGCCAAACAGGGTTCTTGGGGTCCTCAGTGGTGGCTGGGAGGTCCCTTAGAGCCTGCATGTAGTCCAACCACTCTTGGGGGACGGGGGTGGAGGTTGTGAAGGCCTTGACGGCCACCCAATCCGCTGCTTGGAGGCGGTGGTCACGTTCCTGGCGGAGTTCCTTTAGGGGCTGGGCATCGATGAGTTCTTGGAGTTTGGCCTCGAAGGCCTCCTTTGGGGGCTTCTCATGACCGGGTGGAAATTGAATAGATTCCCAAGTTGTACCCCAATATGCAATTGCATTTTGGTCGGTTGTGGGTTTAATTTGACACACTACAATTTCTGGATCACACTTTAATTCTTTCAATGTCTCGTATACAAAGTCGGGTTCCATATATTTAAGAAGATATATAAAAACCCGAAAAATTATTATAGCCATAAAGTCCATACATATTACCTGCCGACACCCTCACGCCCACCGTTTCTCCTTGACTTAAATTAAAAACCATAGATTTTGATGTATTATACGATACCGCGTTGACATGACTCCAACCTCCGTCTACCTCAGAACCGTTGCGTGTCAACCTAATGTTCATACCAGCTCCCGAAGAGTGAGCAGAAAAACTAATGTTATATACACCACTTATTGGTGCGGTGAAAAGACCGGTGCTTGGGTTGTACCCACCACCTTTATTTAGTACAACGACGTTCCATCTTATAGGATCCCCCCCAGTACCCCCAGCATCTCTCCTAGCTTCAAAATACACCGGACACCCACCCCTTATGTCCCCCCTCACGTCTAGGACGGCCCTAGGCTCCGAGGTCCCGATCCCTAGGCGCCCAGCCTTTAGGGTCACCACGTCTGGGCTGACCCCAAAGTACTCCTTCTGGTAGGCGTAGAGCTCCCAAATCTCATCCGCTGAGAGAGCCTGGTTGTAGAGACGGAAGTTGGCGATGGAGCCGTTGAAAGGATTGGTACCATTTGGATAAGTCCCAATTTTTAGAGTTGAATTCGCATATGCATCGAGTGCTGATATAGTGCCAGCCGTTGAAGATATACCCAATTCTACACTGTTCAAAAACACTTTTCTGGACGATGTATCTGAACCACCCGAATAGGTGACACTTAGATGATACCATTTATTGGGAACAATAGTGCCAGGACCACCAAAAAATACATCGTTACTTGAAAAGCCGTAACTTAAATTGCCATTTGTATGTATAACTAAGTGTGGTGTTTTATTAGCACCGAGGGCCGTGTTCATACTAAACAAAGTATTTGTCGCACTCAAAGAATTCACCTTGAACCACATACTCGCGGAGTGTACCCAAGCACCCGCGGGGTTGGTGAGGGTCGCTGTAATTTGGTCATCCACCCCATCGAAGGTGAAGGCTTTGTAGGTGGTATCAAAACCAACCCCACCTGAGGGGGTCCCGGTGACCCCGTTCCCAGACTTGTCTGCCACGGTGGCGGGCATGGAGGTGTAGTCCTGTCCGTCGTAGTACACGTTGGAGAAGTCCAACTTGGGGACGTTGGGGGTGGTGTGGAGGACTACGTCGGTTCCAGTGGGCACGTTTGCGGTTAAGCGGGTGCCGTAGTAGCGGATTTCACCGATACCAACCGCTGGAAAGTTAGCGGCGCCAACATACACATTATTCGTGACCAATGCGAAATGTTTATATTCCACCTGTACCGATACTGGTTCGTTGTGGATTTCAGCTTTGTTCCCTATCTTGGGTTGAGCCGTAAAATTTTTAATGAGTGACCACGTTGAATTGTTTGTTGATCCGTACAAGTAAACATTCTTTGGAAAACCTTCTTCAGTTGTGCGAGATGACTCGTTGCGCGATTGAATGTCGACAGACTTGAGTAATATACCGTAAGGCATATCTAACTGTATCCACTCCCCTAGGGCAGACCCCGTATGGTGTTGGACATTCAATAATTGACTACCATCACTAGTGCTATAAGTATCCGTGGAACCACCGTGTCCATCAGAAGACCATCCATTAGCATCATTTAGTTTATTAAAAGCACCCCAGGGACCATAGGTCCCAGTACTTCCGGAATTAAATGTACTACTGGCACTCACGGTATATCCTCCGACAGATAAGGTGTTATCAATAGCCACCCGAGGTTCTGCTACTTCTTCATAGTCCCTGGTGGACAACTTGTACTCCATGACGACGTTGGAGTTTGAGGTGATTTGGGCTACGTTTGCGACCTGGGTGTGATTGAGGACGCCCTTAACGTCTACGTTCGAGGAGGTCACTAGGGAGGTCGTGGGGTTGGTAAATTCAATTGTATAGGGGGTGGTGTTGCCTGTATTGCTGACTGATGCCAAAGTTTGGGGGGATTCAAATTCCACATTGCCTACTACGAAGGTTTGTCCAACCTCAATTCGGCTGATCCTCATTGTGGAATTTTTAACTTCCAAAATGTTGTCTGCTGTTTCAATAGACATTTAATATAGGGTAAGAAATGATTTACACGTTATTAAATGTGGGGGCTTGTGTTGTCTCAACACTTTTTTAAGCTGACTTTTTACACGTTGGGTCTACACTGTGCGCCTGTACCTGTAATTGTCTGTTGAACCACCAACTTTGAAACCCCAGAAAATATAATGACTAAGACTTACTGTACTATCACCATTCATACTGTTAACATTAAGATCAGTACGACCAGATACATCAATCTGGTCTCCTTCATCAAGTGTTAATATCATCGATTTCGACAACTCACTATAATTTTCACTAGAATTTCCTTGAGGTTGCATCAAATCTTGAATATACGTAAACGTTGATTCACCAACAGCTTTCTTTCTAAGCCCATTAATCATACTAGAATCTTGGTAAGTGTTTAAATGTAATCCAAAAACGTACTGTCCATCTGAAGGAGCAGTAAATACATTGTTCGCAAAACAATTGCCTATATTAATTTTAGTCACTTGAAAAGCATGCTGCGTATATGCAGCATATGTTGCGGATGTATTGTTATCAGCCCTAAAAGCAACTGTGGTACTAGGCGATTTAGTCAATTCCCACTCCTGATTAGGGGCTGCGAGGAACGCCTTAAACTTACCGTTTAAGTGGGTATCGGTGATCGCAGTTGCGCGGTCTATAATCGTGCCCACTGGGTATATAGCGCCCAGTATTCCCTCTGTCACGTTATTAGCAGTGAGAGTATTGGCGGTGATGCTATCTGCCTCTACACTATTCACCCTGATGACGGCATTCTTCACATTCAAAATGTTGTCGGGTGATTGTAAAGACATTTAATATAGGGTAAGAAATGATTTACACGTTATTAAATGTGGGGGGGACAAGTCCTATGGACTTGGCTGGGTTGGCCACTCGGGGTTCGTGGGGTCCTCGGTGGTGGCTGGGAGGTCGCGGAGGGCTTGACGATAATCTAACCATGCCTGCTTTGCGGTCTCGTCAGCGTGGGGGTAGTCCGCGACGATATATTTATCCGTTTGGGTGAGGAGGGTGTCCCGCCTTTTACGTAATCTCTCAAAACCATATTTATTTTTAAGGGTTTGTTCCCAATGTGTCTGACATTCTTCAAGGGTTGGTAATGTTACCGGTTCAGCGAATATATCAGCAACTATTACGTTGCTGTATGTTTGTTCACAACCCCTTTTAAATGTAAATGGGAAACCTGGGCGCAATGACGATACTGTTGCTAAAATATCCATTACTCTACTACTCTAATCACGATAAAAAAATTTGTAGTTCCACGCTCAACACTATAAGTGTTATCGTTAGAAAAACAACGATTCGTCGTGACTCTTCTGGTGGTGTGTAAACCAATCACAGGTTGTACATTGAAGGTTGACCCTGGTCCAACTGGGGCATTCGGTAAATAAAACCTAGATGAAGCTATAGCTGAATCTAATGTAGTAGAATTATCACCGGCGTGATAACTTAGCGCTCCCATACCACAACCAGAGTTCCTGTTTCCCTGGTCTGAATTATTTGCACTATAGTAGGTTCCATTACTATTAATTACCCTAATTTTAAATGTAGCATCCCATATATTATCTGTTTCACCACACCATCTGTATGACACATACATTTCTAAATTTGCTGTCCCGAGACTATGGTATTCACTTGGTATGTTGAAAGTCTGTGTAAATAATACACTGTCCAATACATTATAAGTTGCATCTATATTGTCAATGTAGTCAGCAGTTAAAAATGTGGTTAATCCACCTGTGTGAGTGTTTGCAAATAGTTTACCCCTCACGTCTAGGGCCGCCAGCGGTGCATTGGTCCCGATCCCCACGTTGGAGGTCGTCGTGTCCACAAAGAGGTTGGCTGTACCAACCTCTAGGTTCGAAGTATATTGAAGACCCGAATTGAATACGAAAGTGTTGGCTTCAATTTGATTCGCCCGAATTGTAGCGTTCCTGACTTCCAAGATGCCTTCTGGTGTTTGGACAACCATTTAATATAGGGTAAGAAATGATTTACACGTTATTAAATGTGATCACTCGGGGACATCGGGCCAGGTGGGATTAGAGGGGTCCTCTGTATTGGCTGGGAGATCCCTGAGGGTCTGGCGGTAGGTGAGCCATGCTTGGCGAACCTCTTCAGAGGCATGGGGGAAGTCTGGGAGGCTGTAGGGGTCACTCTCCCTAATCAACCTGTCCCTCTTCCGGCGGAGGGCTTTGGTGGCTATCTCGGGCTTTAGGGTCTCATCCCAGTAGGTCTGACACTCCTCTAGGGTTGGGAGGGTGCAGGTGCACACCACATTCTCTAGGGTCTCCGCGTCTTGGTCCTCCCTAAAACTGAAGGACTCACCGGGACGGAGCTTCGTGAGAACCGCGAGTAAATCCATTTACTATGGGCGAAGATATTTAATACGGCTCCATGAAGACGGTGAGGGTTGAGCAACCTCTCTCGTCGTCGAAGTTGTCGTCCCCGGAGACCCCTCTGTTTACATATAAAGTATGAGCACCATAGGGATATAGATCTAAACCAATTTCAATCGTATCACCGGTAACATTTTTTAGTTGATAACTACCAGGTATAAACGCTTGGTCGGGTGTGTTACTATTTTGAATTATGTATCCCAGAACCCAGTTAGTTACACCGATGGGTCTACCCCCTTCCATACCAGTATTCATATGCTCTACGGTGTTCCCACTATGTTTCACATTGGTTCGCCAAACCATATTTTCGGGATTCACACTGCTTTCTCCGAAAAATGTCCACTTGTAGGACAACCTAAGATTTAGGGGTGAAATATTCTTGTACATCTCTGGGATCTCGACAACTTGGGTGAGGACGCGGACGTCTTGATTGGCGGGTACGTAGATGATCCCCGGCTTCCTCCACACGTAGCTCCTGTGGGTGAGGAGGGGCCCAAAGATGTTCCCCCGAACGTCTAGGGTGGCTTGGGGCGTCTTCGTCCCCACCCCCAAGCGACCCTTGTGCACCGTTATGGAGGACTCCCCCCTACCGAACCTGTCCTTCTCGGCGTCCCAAACCTCTAGGACCTGCCGCTCCCCAATGGACCTGTCGTAGACCCTCGTGTTCGCAATCTTCCCCTCAAAAGAACCACCCAACCTGGCTAGGACTGGGGTGGACTCTGCGGTGCCGTAGAGTTCGAGTTCTCCAATATCACAATGTGAATTAACATTCACCAATCTTGTTATAACTAAAGCAAAATATTTGTATGCAGTTGTTGTCGTATCTGCATTATATATAGAACCAGCAATTATCGGAGCAGCACCAGTTTCTGATAGAACTTCAGTCCAGTTGGTGTCGTCATTTGAACCATACATTTTAAAATCTTCTGGTGCGTGTGCGGTGCGCGTTGAGCCAGATGCGTGTATTTTGATATATGTCATTGTAACTTTGCGGGGTAGCTCCAACTTTATCCATTCACCTAGAGATGTAGTTGAAGATAATTGCACAGAACCATTATATGCGTAATTTGTTCCACTATAACCTGATTGTGAAAACCATCCATCAACATCATCACCATATAAACCATTGAATGCTTCCCATGGTTGTCTAGTTGTATCAAATACACTACTCGCACTCACCGTGTACCCCCTCTGTGGTCCGTTTGAGGCCATCACAGTATCTGGGAACTTCCTCACAGTCGTGGAATCTGGGAAACGCACCAAGTCGTTGACCCGGTGGCCGAAGTAGCGGAGTTCCCCGATGGCTACATAGGTGGTGTCACTTACAATTTTTGTTGTTACCAATGCGAAGTATTTATATGGTCTGGTGGTGTCATCAGCCGTGTATATTGTTCCAGTCGTACCTGGAGCGGCACCAGTTTCAGAGAGAAGTTCTGTCCAGTTCACATCATCATTTGAACCATACACTTTAAAATCTTCTGGGGCATTATCAGTTCTGTCATGATCAGACGCTAACAGTATATGGGTCATCCAAAGTTGGTGGGGCATCTCAATCTTAATCCATTCACCATATGGTGTAGAAGCTGCCAAACGTATGACATTTCCGGTATATGAATTCGGGGAAACGCTGTAGTACCTATCAGAGACATTCGGTGAGATCCAACTGTTAGCGGGTCCAGTAAACATATGATTAAAAGCTTCGAAGGCTCGAAATTGATAGCTATACTCCCCACTCGCTGTGACATTGTACCCATCTTGGGACCTGCGGAGGAGTGGAATCTCTGGGTAGTACCGCGCACTATCGTAGGAGGGTAGGGACCTAATGAGGTTGCCGTCCAGGTAGGTGTGGTTGTAGAGACCTTGGCCGTTGGAGGTGAAGGTCAGGTTGTGCCACGTGTTGGCGGTGATTAGGGGGGTCAGGTCCACCCCAGCCTCAGCCTTGGCGAAGCCCTCGCCCCCAGCCGTCCCCACGTTGAAGATGGTGGAGGTCGAGACGTTGGTCTCCAAGTTTGAGGATTTGAACCACGTGGAGACGGACAGAGGTTGGTCACCCTCAAAGCCCAACGTCGCCGAGACGATGTTACTCTCCGTGGACCCATCGAAGACCCAAGCCTTCTCGGTGGCGTCGTAGGTTACGTTGTTCTCTGTCACCGTAATTGGACCCGTGCTGAGATCGGTGGCCGTCGAGCCCTCCGCACCATCCAAGTAGAGCTTGTAGCCACTCACCGCTGGGGTGTTGTATTGGGACTTGATGGTGACATCCACAGAGGTGTCCCCCCCAATGGCCACAAACTCCGAGTCGTCTTCACTGATGCCGTAGAGTTCCCATTGGTTAAGTCGGACGCGGCCACCAACGTTCTTGTTTACCTGGGTCGTGATGAGTCGGTAGTACCTGTAATAGCCCACATCTGGGGAGATGTCACCAAAACTCGTCGCCGACCCTTGGGCCCATTGAGTCGACATTGGTACCTCACCCGAGTCGGGGTCGTATGTAACTAGGTCCGAGAAGCTGTGCACGAGGGTCCATGTGGTGCCATCGTTACTCCCAGCAATTTTACCCACCTTGGGGGCACGCTGTATATCCGTACTATATGATGGATACCCATAGGTCGAGGTCAATTTGAATGCCTTGGGGACCTCGATCTGGAGCCATTCACCGAACGCTTCGACGCCACTCACGATCGTACTTACTGAACCAGAGTACAAGGCTTGGGTCCCGGTGTACCTAGATGCAGCCGAAAGCCAACCATAGTAGTACTGTGCGTCGGGTACGGGGGTGTCGGTCTCCGGCCTATTCTCAATAGCACCATCGAAGGCTCCCCAAGCATAATACGTGGTATGTATGCTACTCGCACTCGCCACGTAACCAAGTGGGGTGGTGTTAGAGGTCATCGGGAACCCTGGGAACTTCCGGGGTGTGGGGGTGGATTGGTCCCCTCGACCGTGGGGCCCGGTGAACTCTGTGACGACATTAGAGTTTATCGTAAATTGTGTATTTGTATTTAAGAGCATGTCATTGTTTACAATGATGTTGTTGGCTGTCAAGTTTTCACCAATTTCAGCATTGTTTACAATGATGTTGTTGGCTGTCAAGTTTTCACCAATTTCAGCATTGGCCGCAGTTACGAGACCTGTGGTAGCGTTATTGAATTCTACGGTATAGGGGGTAGTATTACCCCTCGAAGTTATCATATCCAAATCATATGTTGAAGATAACCTCACGGAGCCTACATTTATACTAGCAAATTGCCCTGCACCGGCTACCCTGAGGTTGGCATTGGGGATATCAAGGTATCCGCTTAAACCACTAAGAGAACCCATTTAATATAGAAAGGGAAAAGAATTTAAAAAAAAGTACAAACCCTGAAAGGTTTGTACTTTTTATGATCTACATGTGTATTAAATTTACAAGTTGGGTTTGGTGATTCCAGTGACAGATAGGAATTTACACATTGGGTCTACACTGTGCGCTCGTACTTCAAAATACCTTCGGGCCCAAGTGATATCATATCAACACGAGGAGGTACATGTCGCTCTACATGAGCAGTATCAACATTACCAGTCAAAACATAATCGACAACATTAACAACTGCTGCATTGCCTCCCGAAGTAAACTCCCTTCCTATAACTCTCAAACCAATAGTAGGCCGAACAGTACTGGTGCGGCCTTGTGATAAATCATTTGTACTATCACCAAAATATACGATAGCAGAACATTCAAATGGAGAATTCAAATCACTATCGGAATACATTGAATCCGTAGATTTGGATATTTGTGTCCAAGGTCCAGAACCTTCTTTCATTTCAATAACAAAATTCCCCAACGGTGCCGCACTACCATGATGAAACGCGATAACAACTTTATATAAAAGTTTAGTTGTGCCAAGTACAGGAGTAAAAGCAGTAACCTCAGATCCTTCTATGGTCTCAAACGTAGTAGTCAAGTTTTGTAACGCGCTTGAGGCTAACATAGTGCCGCGATCACAGTAATTGGTACTATCTCCATTTTGAGACAAATACTCCAACGGAACAACGTCTTGACCATCTGAAACTAACTCCCACTCCTGATTAGGGGCTGCGAGGAACGCCTTAAACTTACCGTTTAGGTGGGTATCAGTGATCGCAGTTGCGCGGTCTATAATCGTGCCCACTGGGTATATAGCGTTCAGTATGACATTTGATAAA